AACTGATAATCCATTTCACGCATATCATCAGAGATAGTCTTCAGCTGCTGTTTGAGGAGCATATTCATCAGGGAGAAAATCTGGATGTCAAGTATCTCCTCAACGACCTCACGGCGGTGTCTAGCCTTCAACTGCATGAAAGGAACAAAAGTGGATGATCCCAGAATAACAACCTGTGTGAAACTACGATAGTTAAGCTTTAGGATTTGCTGTTCAAGATACTTCTGGTAGTCACGAGAATTGGCATCTTGGTTATACAACTTACCATTGACATGAATTTCAAAGATATTTGGCTTGATGCCACGAATGACCTTGACCTTCTTAGTTCCAATACGAAACTCAACCTCGACCACAGTTCCGCTGGCATTGACAGAGTTTAGGAGTTGGGGTTTGTTGATATTGCGAAATGGTTTACCGAATAGACCAAAGCACAGTGCATCAAGAATAGTAGACTTGCCTGCACCATTCTCACCAATAATTAATGTGGTTGAATTTCTGTCTAACTGTATCTCTGTAAAATTATTACCAGTTGACAGAAAGTTCTTCCACCTCACAGTCTCAAAATGAATCATATTTCTAAATCTTGCGCCTCTGTGTAAAGTGACCGCATCGTGTTCTTCAATCGGTCTTTGCTCAAAGTAACGTCCAGTTGATCAATGTATTTCTCTAGTAGCGTCATCGTGTCTTCGGTGTTCTCCACAATATCATCTGATACATTGTCAGCATCCAATTCTGAGAAGTCCTCAATAATCTTGACTTCCAATGCGTCAGCTTGTAGCAACCTGTCTGTGAATTTGTCGAACTGATATAAGTCCTTCTTGTTCACTACGATTAGTTTTACAAACTTATCTTTATACTTAGATACGTCTTCTTTGACATAATCTGTTGTAGTATCATCATAGAAAATCTTTTCGTGAAGAGTATAAGGATTAATGATACGCTCTAGTTCGCGTGTCGCTGTGTCAAAGATATGAAAACCTTTTGGATCATTGTGATCGCTCCAAGTAATCTCGTATGGAGTACCTAGATAATATATCTGTCCATCATCGGATTTATGATGAAAGTGTCCACTAAAGCATAGATCGAACCTACGAAACAATTCTTTATCATATGAACCTTCGGCCTTATAACCTTTGTACATTTCGAAACCATTCACCTCTAAGTGACCCATAAGAATCTGCGCGGGTGAATGTTTCAATGCATCCATCGACTCATCATAACTATTCGCATTAATCCACGGCATGAACTGAATTGGAGTACCATCAAACTCTACAACCGTAGGGCCCGTGTAAATGTTGAACCGATCAGAACCTACCAGTTCTTCCATCGAATTGACTTCGTTGGTGTTCTTATAGTAAGTATCATGGTTGCCAATGATAATATGTAGATCAATACCAAGCTCTTGGAATTTACCAATAAATCTCTTACGGAAATCACTAGCAGTTTTAAAGCTAATATACTTACGCCGATCTACTACATCACCCATATGAACACAGGTAGTAATACCCCTTTCCTTTAAAGTAGGAAAGAAAATGTTCTCATAGAATTTATAGAAGTAATCGTTGAAGTACTGATTATCGTTTCTGGCACCGAAATGTGTATCAGTTATAATCGCAATCTTCAAGTTAATCGTTTCCTCTTATTTCAGCTTGCTCATCTTTCGTTTCCATAAAATTCTCTAAACCTTTCTTATCTTTATTACTAACAGCACTATCTACTTTCTTGGGGTTATATACATCTTCTTGTGGAAGATTTCCTATAGCAAAAGAATTAGATATATTATAACTTGTCGAATCACCAGGCATAGTATCATATGATTGATAGTTACTGCCTGCTATGATTTTATTTTTAACATGAGTTTGCTTCTTTTCTTTTTGAATTCTTCGAATGAAAGCGTAATAAATTATTTGGGTAAAGTAAGCAAAAGGATTCGATGACTTTTCTGGATTGAAGTTAGAAGCATATTGAAGACAGTTTTCAATACCATCTGAAATCATATCATCCTTGTATGTGTAGTTAATAAAATTGGGCCGGTAAGATAAATGAGTTGCAATCTTGAGAAAACATTCACCAATATAATTTGTAACAGGTGGAATTCGTTTTTCAGCTTCCACTGCTTCTTTACATTTTTCTTTCCACTCAACCATCGCTGTTAGAAAAACTTTGTTGTCAACGTAGTGTTCGCCTTTTGCCTTCGCCATAGATGCTCTCCTTAATCTTTAACTACTATACTATATAAACATGATTAAGTCAAGGGACAATTATAATACAAAAGAACCTTGACTCTCCATAAAATTAGTGTTACATTAAGAATGTGCTGAGTTACAGAAATATATTAATGTACTGTATTAGTTTCTGGCTCTAGGTCTTCTAGAAGTTCATCGTAAATTTCTTCTTGATTAATATCATCCATTGGTAATATTTTTTCTATACCACCTTCTAATTTAATCATAACATTTTCATAATATATACTTATGCCAGGCGAGGCAGGTAATACAATAATAACATGTTTTGGATCAATTTCGAAAGACTTCTGTTCTGTAAAAGGTTGAACCCAACGCGAGAACATTAAAGATTCTGTCATACCGGCGTTTCTTATAGAAGGTTGAACGTGCATTAATAATGGCCTTGAAATTTCATACTTACCGTTTTCTTCTGTGAGCTCACATATAATGTTTTCACCACTAATGAGCTTTATGATTTTATATGTATCTGTGTTCATTGTAGTTTTACCTTTCATTATCTTTATATTTAGGTATTTTATAACAACTTCATTTTACTAATTTCATAATCGAATTGTTCTGTGTTGTAGATGTTGATTCGTTCTTGAAAGTGATTAAGCGTAAAATTATTCTGGTTTCTAAATGTCAAGTCATCTGCAATATCAAAAATTAAAACAGAATCTTTATTCATGCTAGTCCGCAAGCCTCGCCCGATTGATTGCAAAACTCGAATTTTACTTTTGCTTGGTGAGGCAAGTACGATATTATGAATATTACGAATATTAATACCAGTGCTAAAAGTTCCGTAACTCGCAATGACGATAGAATCTTTTGCATTTTCAATTAGTGACCTTATTTCTTCTCTAGTGTCAGTTCTAGTTCCACCATACACAAAATATACATTACGATCTGTAATTATTTTTTCTGCAGCTTCATGCAGAGGTTTACCGTGTTTTTCTACGAGTTGAAAGAGACAAAGAGTATTTCCCTTGAGATGTTGCAACAAATTAATAACAAAATTCTGCCGTCCTTTGTGAGTGACAATATATTCCAGTTCTTCAGCATATTCCATTTTACTTCGTATATTTGAATGTTTTAGAATTATGCATTTGATTTTAAGGTCAGCAAGGGTTTTCTTCTCAATTAACTCCTTTGTGGTGACTACTTTTTCAACAGGACCAAATAGACCCTCTAGTACTAGTTGATGCGTCTGAGTACCGTCTAGCGTCCCTGTAAGACCGAACCTGTACTTACATTGGTGTAACTTGGTCATTATACCTGTCAAGGATTTTGCCTTGAACATGTGTGCCTCATCACCAATTACGCACCCAAATACTTCAAAATATTTCTTTGGCATCTTATAGACAGATTGCCATGTAGATATAACAACGTCTTTCTCAACCTTGGATGAGTGCCCCTGATATACCTTCTGACAGTATGTTCCAGAGCTCCACCCATAGTCTTCGAAGTCTGTATACATCTGTTCCACTAGTGAAGTGGTGGGAACAAGGATCAGAGTTTTCAACCCCATCATGTGATAGTAACGAACTAGTGAGTAAATAACCAGCGATTTACCGCTAGCAGTAGGAGAAACGATAAGAGTACGATTTCTGGCAATAGCTCGATGCACAGCATCAATTTGATATTCACGAAGTTTAAGGCTCTTTCCATGAGATTTTGGTTTGAGTGATGTGATGTAACTTCTAACCACTTCGCGTATAATATTCCGCTCATTTTCAACTCCCTCTTCTAATATATAATCTATTTCATTTCTCTGACAGAAACCCTTAATATATTCTAGTAATCCTACATAAATTTCTCCAGAGCCGGGAGAAAAGAGTCGTATCTTTCCATCCCATATTCTATTTCGATATGTTGGCATAAATTTGAAGCCAGGAACCTCAAATGTGAAGAAGCTAGTAAGTTCTTGCGACTCAGATGGTGACAAATCTGAAAGTATTAAGTATACTTCATTCTTTTTAGATATACGCATTTTGTAATGTTCCAGGCTCACCGTAATTGCCTCTTAACAATATATTCCAAGAGACACTAACACGTTCTTCTTTAGTGGGCGGAACCCAATGTGATAACCAAGACGGGAAGATATATCCAACACCCGCTACAGAATCAAACTGAATCATACTAGAGTTTATAAAGTTTGAAGTGTTTCTTGGTTGTAGCACATGAGCAGCTGGTCTAGGATCAAAAAACTGTATTGGTGCGGTGTTTCCTGCTTTCAGATAATATACCCCAGACAAGAAATTATTTGAGTGTGTATGGGGGGAATGTGCCTCGCCACTGTTGAGTTTGGTTGCCCACATATTTGTTATCTCTATTTTTTCATACTGATATTGTTGTTTTTCTAGAATCGAAGTTGTAGCTTCTAATATACGGTTCACCAAAGATTTGAATACTTTATCGTCATGTAACTGGTCGGATGACAAAAGTGCATGTTTCATCATAGGTGCATGTTCTACATTCAAAGAAAACTGAGATATAACTGTTGGAAAACAATTATAAGATTTTACATTCACCATCTACATTAACCAACAAGTGACACTATATCGCGTACCAGATGTAATTTCATTGACTTCATGGGGATACATAAAGTTGGATGGAAAAATTAATGCAGAACCAACACTTGTGTGAAAAATTTTTCCAGCAATAATAATATCGCCACCTTCATAATCATCATTTAAAAATAACAATGCAGTAACCTGTGGATATCCCCACTCCTGCCCATGGCTGTGGTGAATGGTATCAATATGTTTTGACATGAAACCACCAGTTTCATATTTGCTGACTCTGAAATCTGTTAAGTGTTGTGCGGTGAATAAATTAAAGTCTAAATGATATCTCTCAACAACATCTTCATAGCATGATTTAATACCTTGGTAATATGTATTATCTTTGAATATCCAGAAATCTTTGCTATCAACTCTGTCATCCTTCACACGAGCACCGCTATCATGTGTTGCATATCTAGATGGTTTATATGCAAAATTTTCACGTATAAGTTTTGAACATAAATCATCACTAACCACATTCGTATAATATTTTACATAATTTTCTGTAAATTTACACTCAATATAATGCACTATATCTTCCTTAGTATGCATCACATCATTCCAGCTTCAAACTTTTTCCAATCAGTTGCGTTACGAATGTCCCACCCACGATTATCAATTGATTTAATTACGCCCTTACAATAGTCAACGCATGATTCGTAATAACCAATTTTATTTTGAAGTCGAAGGATATCATCGTCTGATTGAATATACATTACAAGGTCTGTCTTCATAACCCTGATATCAAAGGGTTTTGCAGCATACACCTTCGCATCGGCCTTACCACCATAGTATTCCCATTTTTTGCGATACAATTGTTGATGGTCAGTTTTAGCCTTGATCAACAACAGTTCAAAATCTGCCTTGAAGTCTAGCCACTTCTGCTTTATCATTTGATTTTTGAAAGATTCCTGATCGATGTGTTCCTGATCAGTTACGGGAAGGTCTTCTCTTGCAGTATTTTTTAATGTCTCTAAATCCATAATTACCTCATAATAAAAAAGTGAGCAGTTTGGTTTCTCTCATTGATATATTGACCCTGATGAGTTCGAACGAGTCATCATCAGAAATTAAGTCTAAGATTTGATAACTGTTAAAGCTTACCAAATCTGCTCATTAATATATATAATGTTTAAATCTTAGACTCCCTCAAATTTATAGATTTGATATGCAAAAGATGCAGTAGAAGTCATATATTCAACATCTGTTGCGCCTTGTGTAAACTCTAATCCACCTAATGAAATAGGAAATATGTTTTGAAATACAACATTCAAAACAGGATTGTTTTTATTGGAGAGTATCATAAGAAAAGCATCTGAATACATTGCCTTATCTGCCGTTGCAGAACCTACAATATCAACTGAAGGAGTTTCCCCTCCAGCTGGAGCAAGTGATGTTACATCTCTGTGTGTTCTAAATTCAGACCTGTTTGATGGAAAACCAATTCCTGTCATCCAATTATGAAGTGATTGATAATTCTCCAGATATTCATCCACAATAAATGTAATATCAAGATTAGCATATGTCAACTTTTCACCCATAATTGGAATATTCTTGTATGGGTTCGCAAAATCAAAAGATGCGCCTTCAATGCCAGGCAAGTTTGCATTAATAGTAAAAAACTCAACCTTTGGAAGTTGGTTAATACCAAATCGAAACTGAGTTGGACTTGCATAGTCTAACTTATCTGGTTGTCTTGCGAGAGGTGATTGTGCTGTGGCCATACATCTATTTATAATAAAAAAGGGGGTGCCCGAAAGCACCCCCAAAAGTTTATTAAACCCCTTATCTTACATAAGGTTAGAAACTTTAACTCGACGATACCAAGCGTTGGTGTTCGCATCAATTGACGCATCGGAATTAACCGTGTCACCAGCAGCAACCGCACCCGCAGCAGCGAATGGGTTAGCAGCAAGACCATAACGTGTCTTGAAACCAATCTTGGGCTGGAAGGAATTCTCGCCAACCGCACGAACCATCTGAAGCGGAACGTATGGGCAGTAGAAGAAACCAGCATCGTAAGGTGATGTGCCCTTATAACCAACAACATAGTACTGAGAAGCAGCTACGTTGGCAGCATATGGGTCAACATAAACCTTGAAGCGACCATTCATCACACCAGCGAATGTGGAGGATGTGTCGTCAACTGCGAGGTTATTGTTAAGAGCAGGCGTGTAATCAAGAACACCAGCCATCTGAAGAGCAGAAGCAACATCAGCTGAAACAATCAGCATGTTACCCTTGCCACGACGAGTCTGTTGACCAATCGCATTGGCATCACGTTCAATCTGGAACATAAGACCCTTGAACTTCTCAACTGACCAACGACCATTTGAGTCGGTGTCCAGATCGAAGATACCAGCAGTAGTTGTATTA